GGGGTGCTGGACTTATATTAGGTCTAGAAGGAGCAATAAAGGGTCAACTAGGTCAAGATGATATTTATGGTTGGAAAAGAAATCCCAAACGCTCTACTTCTAACAAAAGTCCAGGTGATACCTTACTAAAAACCCAGATTGCAGGTACTGGATCTAACTTTGGAAGGTATGGAGACATCAGCCAACAAGCTCCAGGAGGTTGGATCAGACAACAGAACCAAAACCGTGATGGTCGGTCTAGTACTCTTATGACAAGAGGATTATCTAAGAAACAAATAAATGCTCGTAATACAGCATAATGTTTAGAATGCTGGATCAGGAAGAGATCCAATTCAACTGGGAAGAATATGAAGGTGCTATTTCAGAAGCAATCAATGCATCTGTTGGTAGTAAAGCAATGTTTGACTCGGATAAGAAGGTTCTTGGGCATATATATAAAAAATTAACAAACCCCTTTAACTCATCAATGCAATTATGGGTGGTAGAAGAAGATGGACTTAATTATGTCGTTTTGACACAAATCCAGTATTGTGAGTTTACAGGACGTAAAACTCTGTTATGGTTCAGTGCTACTAAAGTCGGTGATGTCGATACTAACGATATGGTTAAGGCATACCAAGAAGGTGAAAATGGTCTTAAAGAATATGCTAAAATGAACGATTGTGAAGGCATTTGCGGATATACTGATCTCGACTACTTTGCCAAGAAAGTCAAAGAGGACTGGGATGGAGCAATTACACGGTATTTCTTTTATTTGCCTATGAAGGAGGCAGCATGAGTATGGGTGGAGGTGGAGGTGGTCCTGTACAAGAAGCTAAGAAAGTAGTCCAAAAAGTAGTAACAGAACCCGCCAGAGTTACTCAGGCAGCAATTCAAGGAGAAGATGTCTGGGGCGGTTCCGATCTGCAAACATTTGCTGAAAAACCTCTTGAAACACTTGACAACCTATACCAAGGTTCAGATGTAGACAAAACATTCGAAGCAATACAAGATTCTTTATTCCCTACTGGAGATAACACAGATGATCTTGATGCAGAAATCGAATATGTTGAAAACACACCAGTTCCAACTACAGCACAACCCATGGTTGGAGGGGACATGTCAAATGCTGCATTGCAAGAACAAGCTTTACCAGGAACTAATATTCGACAAGATATGATGAATCCGCTTTCAGGAGGACGGAGGAAAACCATGCTGACAATAGGACAGTCTGCATCTAAAATCAATGCACGGAGAATAGGTTAGTCATGGCTTACGAAGATCAAGATAATCCTGCATCTGATATTATTCAGGAATACGAATATCTGAAGTCCAACCGATCTGCATGGGAAGGTCAATGGAATCAGATTGCTGAAATGGTTATTCCAAGACGAGCAGATTTCCATAATAAAGACCGTAATCCTGGAAATGAACGAAGACAGAAGATCTTTGATTCTACTCCAGTACGTGCATTATCACGATTTGCAGCAGGTATGCATAATATCCTTACTCCTGCAGCAGCACCTTGGTTTATTCTAAAACCTAGAGTACGTGCCTTAGAACAGAACAGAGATGTCAATCTGTGGTTAGAAGAGACTACAAAACAGATTCAGATGTTTCTGTCTCGTCCGCAATGCAACTTCCATCCTGCAGTGTATGAGTACTATGCAGACTTAGGTGCATTTGGGACTGCCATTATGTTTATAGAGGATGTTCCAGGAGAAGGTCCAATGTACAGGAACTTCCCTCTGTCTGATTGTCTTCTTGCAACTAATAATCTAGGACGAATTGACACAGTATTCAGGCATCATAAACAGACTGCAAAAGCACTTATAGAACAGTTTCCTCCAGAACAGCTTTCAGAGAAGGTTCTCAAAAGCATGGAATCTGGAAAACCCTATGAAACTTTTGAGTGTTTCCATGTTGTAAAACCATGGCATTCTCTTAAACCTAGTGCATTGCAAACAGTTGAAAAACCTTGGGTTTCTCTTCACATCCTTAAAGAAGAAAAGAAGATCCTTGGTGTTGGAGGATATGACCAATTCCCATACACATGTAGCAGATGGTCAAGAAATGCATTGGAAATATATGGGAGAGGTCCAGGAGGAGATGCACTTCCTGATATCCGAATGCTCAATGAAATGGAGAAAACCTACCTCAAAGGTCTTCAGAAGCAGGTGGACCCTGCGTTGACCCTGCCTGATGATGGGTTTATAACACCCTTAAAAACCTATGCTGGGGCACTCAACTTTCACCGTGCAGGGTTCACCTCTCAGGATATGATAGGTCAGATCCCTACTGGAGAACCTAGATATGCAGATGCAAAGATGGGTCAAGTCAGAGAAGCTATCGATAAAGCCTTCTATTTGGACTTGATGGAATTACCTGGACCTACTGCAAGTGATGGTGATGTACTCCGATTTACTGCAACAGAGATTGCAATGAGACAAAGGGATCGTTTGATTATCCTTGGTCCTATTGTTGCCAGACAAGAAGCAGAGTTTCTTTCTCCTCTTATTGAACGTACCTTCATGCTGATGATGAGATCTGGGATGCTGCCACCTCCTCCTGAAGAAATGATGGAGGTTGATTTCATGGTGGAATATGTGAATCCTGTATCAGTTTCAATGAGATCAGTAGAACTCAATGCAGTTTCACAATTGATGCAATTCATTATGCCTTTGGCACAGATTGATCCTATGGCAATTGAAAGACTCAATATTAGTAGAATTACTGAATTGGGTGCAGAAATCCTACGTGCTCCTGCATCTGCAATTAGAACGAATGAGGAAATGCAACAGATTATGGAAGCACGGCAACAACAACAAATGGCAGAACAACAGATGCTTGCAGGACAGATGGCATCTGAAGTTGATAAAAATGTTGCTGATGCGGAAGCAAAGAGAAGAGTTAATTGATGTTTAAAAAAGAGGAACGTAGAAGAACTTTATATTATGAGCTTTTTAACAGTCCTGCTGGTAAGGAGGTATTAGCTGATCTAAGCAGGAACTATAAAATACTCAGTACAACCTTCGTGGAAGGTGATTCTCATCTTTCTGCCTTTAAGGAAGGTGCACGATCTGTTGTAATGAGTTTAATGCAGCTTGCAGGATCTTCCCCACAGGAGGTTATGCAACATATCAAAAAACTAGAAGCTGAATATGGAAGAACCGACCAGTGAACCCGTTGCGAATGAAGTACCAGCGGATAATTCACCATCCTTTGATTCAACCAGTCTCCCTGGAGATTTAGCTGATGAACCGAGCCTTCGTAACTTCGATTCTGTCGATAAGTTGGCTCAAAGCTATGTCCATCTTGTACGAAAGATGGGAGCACCGCCTGAAAACTTTGTCCAAGTCCCTAATGCAGGAGAATCTTGGGATGGAGTATATCAGGCACTAGGAAGGCCAGAAGAACCATCAGGCTACAGTTTTGATGATTATGAAAATCAGCCAGGACAGTTTGATGAATTCAGAGGCAAAGCACACCAGTTGGGTCTGACTCAGAATCAGGCAGAGAAATTGTTGGAAATTTCTTCACAGGAACAACAACAAAACTCTAAGATGCAGCAACAGCATATGGAACAACTGGAAATGGAAGGCCAACAAGCCTTGATGAAGGAATGGCCTGGAAAAGAGTATGACAAGAATATGGAATTTGCTCGTCGTGCTTTTGGACAGTTCGCAACTCCTGAACTTCTTCAGTTTGTAGAAGATACAAGGATTGGAGATCATCCTGAAATCATCAAAATGATGTCTAACATAGGCAAAAGTTTTGCTGAACATCAATTGTTAGTGGGCACAGACTCACCAACTCAACTCTCACCAGTCAATGCACAGCAGAAGATTGATGAGAAATTTGGAGACAAAGACTTTAATGAAGCGTATTTAAACAAGGAACATCCAAATCATGATTCTGCAGTGAAGCAGATGTCACGATTGTTCCAAAGTGCAAACGAATAATCGGAAGCACTTGAAGTCCATGTGAAACCTTTCGGGAGACAATCGCTTTAGCGACCTCCCTGTAGGAAGGGTTCGGAGTCCAGGAATGGGCAACTCCCTTTGACAGTTGGACACCCAACTTAAACTACTTAGAAAGGTATCCTATGGCATATGATGCTATAAATACCTCCATGGTGAAGCAGTACTCTGCGAATGTGCAGCATCTGCTCCAACAAAGAGGTTCAAGGCTTCGAGGGGCCGTAACCCTTGAAACAGGCAAGATCGGTGAAGAGGTCTTCATGGATCGTGTCGATGCTACCGATGCGGTAGAGGTCACATCCCGTCATGCGGATTCTCCGCTGATGGATGTCCCACATGATCGCAGACGGGTAACACCGAAAGATTATGACTGGGGTAAGCTTGTAGACAATCCCGATAAATTGCGTCTAATTATGGACCCTACCAGTGCATACGTTGAGTCGGCTGCAATGGCAATGGGACGTAAGATTGATGACATCGTCCTTTCTGCTGCTCATGGAACTGCATATGGTTCTGGAACGAGTGCAGGTGCTGATGCCAATGAAGCAATTGTATGGCCTGCAGATGCAAGTCAGGATATTGCTGTTGATTTTCAGCAAGATGGGACTACAGGGACAAATAAGACCCTTACCGTCGATAAGCTCATCCGAGCACAACGCATACTTCAACAAAATGAAGCAGATGACTATGATGCAAGTGGACGTTCTCCACTTTTCATTGTTTGTTCATCGGCCCAGATTGAAGGCATGTTAAATGATGATAGTTACAAAAACCGTGATTATTCACCTCTGTATGCTCTGTATACAGGTGATGTGGATCATTTCATGGGATTCAACTTCATCAGAACTGAAAAAACCAGTGTCACAAGCAGTGTGGAAGATGTTTTATGCTTCCATCGTGCTGGACTTGGACTCTGCATCTGGGAAGACATTGTTGCCCGTGTAGATGAACGTCCTGACAAACGGTTCAGCCAGTACATCTACTTTCGGATGACGATGGGTGCTACACGTTTAGAAGAAAAGCGTGTTCTCAAAATCAAATGTGCAAACGCTTAATCTGAAAGGAAAATTATGGCTGCAATAGTAGCAGGAACGGCTGCATCGTTCCACGCAACTGAAATGGCAAAAACTGCCCAAGGTGGTGCTGTAAAGCCCACAATGTTAAATGTCGCCTCTAGTGGTGGACGTATGCGTATGTGGTACGACACCATTACAATAGGCACAACCAATTCCGCATCTTGGACTACTGGTAACTTTGCAACAATTGCTGTGTTACCAAAGATGGCTAAAGTATGGAGTATTAAGATCCATCAAACAGCTACTCTTGGTTCAGGTGCAACTCTAGCCGTAGGATATTTACCTACCGATGGCACAACTGCAGGTGCAGACGCAACCTTTAAGGCTGCTGCTGCTGCTACAAGTGCACAATGGTTGGTGGATGGAATATCTGGAATGGTAGTAGGAAGTCCTGGTACTGAACTTCCTGCTGAATCCTACATCACTCTTATGCTTGTGGGTGCGACTGCCAGTGGTACTGGTGTGATCCGCTCGTATGTAGAGTACACAATCGACTAAGGAGGCTAAATGGCGGGTGCTGTTGATATTTGCAATATTGCGTTGACCAATCTTGGTGAACAAAAGATTGTTTCTCTTGATGAGAATAATGAACGTGCCCGTCTAAGCAAACTTAGGTTTGATGACGTACGGGATACCGTGCTGCGACTCCATCCGTGGAATTGTGTCACGGCCCGTACTATCCTAAACAGAGACACAGATACTCCTGCATGGGGGTATACCTACCAGTATTCACTACCTAGTGACTGCATCAGAGTCCTTGCAATCCATGATGCAACTATTGCATATAGGATAGAAGGATCAAAACTCCATACAGATTCAGGAACCATAAAACTGAAGTATATTCAAAGACCTTCTGATTTGACGGTTCTTGATGCAAATGTAGTCAATCTCATTGGGATTCGACTTGCATGGGAGTTGGCAGAACCTCTAACTGCCAAAACTGCCCTTAAAACTGAAATGTGGCAGAAGTTCACATTAGAGTTGGCAACCACCAGAAGTATGGATGCCACAGAAGGGACACCAGAATATTTTCATGGTTCAACATGGTTGGATGGAAGAATGGGTGCATTCACTGATCCATGGAAACCTATTGATGCACCTGCAGAAGGTTATTCTAAAATCTGATGGCAACTAAGTATCGGGTTCAGAACAGTTTTGCAGCAGGAGAACTGTCACCCAAGATGTATGGTCGGTATGACACCGAACTGTACAAACAGGGGACTAAACAGATGAAGAATTTTGTTCCTCTTCTTCAAGGTCCTGCAAAGAGAAGACCTGGAACTTATTATGCTGCTGATGCCACAACAAACACTTCAGAGGGTTCAAGATTGATTCCTTTCCATTTTGGAGAATCAGATAGTTATGTTTTAGAATTCAGTAATAACAAGATCCGATTCTTCACTCAGAATGGTCAGTTGAAAGAGTCTGGTTCTGTAGCATCAATAGCAATTGCGGGGGGTGTTGGTATCGCAACTGTCGATACGATTGTCCATAATAGTGATCATACAGAAGCAACCTACACTGAGGTTTCCTTAACTGGTGGAACAGGATCTGGAGCAATTGCAACGGTTGTTGTTAATGCTTCAAATCAAGTTGCATCCGTGACGATCACAACTGCAGGAACCAGCTATGCGGTTGATGACACTTTAACGATCTCAAAAGATACCATTGGAGGTGCTGTAAATGCGACTTGTGATGTTGCAACTCTTGCTACATATACAGCAGGGACTCTAACTGCAACAGGAGGAGGTGGAGTTGACGGTTCCAACGAATTCGCAGGAACTTATACTGTTTCTGGAGGAGTAATCGATGCTGTAACTATAACAAATCCTGGGGAAGGTTTTACTTCTGCTCCTACGATAGTAATAAGTTCTTCAGGGTCAGGAGCAACTTTAACTCCTACTTTAGGTAGTGACAATGATGATCCCTATGAACAAACAACGACTATTTCAGAAGCACAGACCAAGACCTTTGATTTCACACAATCTGCAGATGTAATCTATATTGTTCATCCTGATTTCCAACCTAAAAAACTAGCTAGAACCATTGATGCAACAGAGTCAACGAGAGCAGCAGATGATACAGTATGGACCCTAAGTGATGTTGATTTTGAAGATGGTCCATGGGATGAAGTCAATACGGATAATGCCAAATTAGTCAAGGTTACAGCAGTAACAGGAAGTGATTATGCTTGGGCAGCAGTAGACGGAGTTGGTGTTGATACAACCCAGAACCGATTTACTCTTTTTGGTCATGGTCTTATGAATGGGATGAAGATTAAGTTCCCATCAGGAACTGGATTGACTGCAGGTAATCTTGTTACTGCAGATTCGTCGTCATCTGATGAAACTCCTTTCCCTTCATGTAGTGATGATGCTGATCCTACAACACTTGATGGTACAGAATATTTTGTTGTAAATGCACAATCATCTTCTTTCCAGATTGCTATAGAAGCAGGTGGATCTCCAATAGAGTTTAAACTTTCCAAGCTGAATAATCTTAGGATTGACTCGGTTACTATCACAGAAGGAGGAACAGGATACGGTGCTGATGTAGCTCACGGAGATTCTACTGGAAATAAATTAACTGCTACTAGCACTACTGGAGGCTCTGGGTTTGCTGCGACTTTTGAAACAAATTCCTCTGGTAAAATTGATGGGACAATTAATATTAGTAACAATGGGCGAAATTATGGAAATGCAACTATTGACATTGTAGATGCATCAGGAACAGGTGCGAAGTTAACGCCCGTTATAGGAGATGCATCAGTCGTTGAATGGACAGGTAAGTTGGATCTTGAAAAGAAAGTCATTGCAAAAGATAAGGTCTGTACTATTACAGCGGATGGACACTCTTTTGATGCTGAAGATACTGAACGTCTTATCAGAGTCAATGTATTTGCAGGGTCAGAAGCAGAAAAAACCAAGGGTATACGCTGGACATGGTTTAAAATAAAAACAGTAGCAGTAGGACTCGGATCAATTACTGCAACTTCTCAAGGTGAGGTAGGTATTGTTGATGTCAATACCCGTGAATGGAGGATGGGTATTCTGGGAGGAGATTACGAATGGCCTAGTTGTATCCAAATCCATCAACAACGTCTTGTAGTAGGTTCTTCGACCCAATATCCCACTACAGTTTGGTTATCAGAAGCAGGGGATTTCCATAGTTTTGCACCTGATAGCAAGATTGGTATCTCTACAGGTGCATCTGATTCCATTGGTCAAACGATCATGGGAGAGCAGATTCTAGATAGTAATGCCATCAGTCTAACCATTGATTCGGATACTGTAGATGAAATCTATTGGATTGCTGAAGGAAAGAAACTCTCACTAGGTACTTCTGGAGGTGTCTTCAATCTCTATGGTTCAGAGAATAACTACACTATTACTCCTACCAACTTCTCTATCATACGTGATACATCCTGGGAAGCAGCAGATGTTAAGCCTGTAAGGATTGGTAATGCCATGATCTATGTACAGTTTAACAAACGGAAACTCCGTCTGCTTACATTCAGTGGGGAAGATGTCCAATATGAGTCCAGAGAGATCTCATATCAGGCAGATGAACTGGTAGGTAAAGAAATAAAAGAGATTGTCTATCAGAAACAACCTCATTCTTTGACATGGTGCCGTATGAAAGATGGTACTCTTGCATCCATGTCTTTTGAGGACACATTAGAAGTAGTAGGATGGGGTCAACATGAAATAGCAGGTGAAGATGGTTCAAAAGCTTATGGTTCTGTGGAATCAATGGCAGTCATTCCTGCAGGAGGACGGGATCAATTATGGATGATAGTAAAAAGAGATATAAATGGTTCCACTGTCAGATATGTCGAATTCCTTGAAAAGTTCTATGAACCTACTGAAACAACACAGGATCTTGCACATTTTGTAGATTGTGGGCTTTATAAGACTGATTCTTCAGAATTCACTACTGCAAACTACCTGCATCTGAAAGCTGAAGAACTAAGAATCCTTGGAGATGGAGCAGTACAACCTAATGCAACAGTTAATTCTTCATCAGGAGTTCTTACAATAAATACAGCAGTTACAAAACTGGTTGCAGGACTACCTTATAACTCAGAATTGACCTGTCTGACTCCTAAACAGGCTGTAGACGGAAGTTTATTTGTAGTTGGTAGGGATAGGGTGGTAAAGGCTCATCTTCTCTTACACGATACTCTAGGCGTTAAAATAGGACTATTCGGTCAAGATGATGATGACCTGGAAGAATTCATTTTCCGCTTAACACAGGATGATCTGAATACGATGGTTCCTTTATTTACAGGTAATAAAACAGCAAATATCTTGAGCAGATCCTTGGATGAGGAACAAATCAAGATTCTATGCGATCAGCCTTTTCCAATGACGCTGGTTGCTCTTGTTTCTGAACATGAAATGAACGTCTGATATGGCAGCTTGGTGGTTAGGTGCAGCAGCTTTTGCTCAATTTGCTTCAGGAGTAGGCAAAGCTAATGCTATTAAAAGAAGTTCTTATGCAGAAGCAGATGCCGATGAAGCATATGCTGATGCAATCCTTAGAAACCACTTCAGTAATGTCCAAAGACAACGTGATAATCTTTACGACTTTACTACAAAAAGAATGGATCAGGGTGGTCAACAGTTGGCGTTGGCTGCTAGAGCAGGTGATCAGGCAGTTGGTAAAGTCAGAACTGCAACAACATCTTCGGGAGCTATCTCTGAGATGGGTACTACCCAGGATGTGCAGGTCGAACAAGCCTTTGATGCATGGTATAACCAACAACAGGTTGCTATGTCTACTCAAACAGATGTTGAATCTGCAACTAGAGGTTACAACCAATGGATGGAAGCAGACTATGAACAAACCATGATGTCCTATAATAACCTTTATGCATCGGCTAAAGCCAAACGATCAGGTGCTGACGATATGTGGGGTGCTAATATATTCTCATCATTAGCTGGTGCAGGTGGAACCTACGCAGCAGGAGCATAATGATTATTCCAAGACAGTATTTTAATCAGCAGACTCCTCAAGCACAGATGCAACAGGCTCCTATGACTCAGGCTCCTCAAAGAGGAACTGCAGATACAGGCCGTGCAAAAGCAGAAGAGTCTCTCTTTGAAAGCATGGAAGGACTCTTTGCAAAGCTTGGAGGGGTTGCTGCAAAGGCTGAGAAATCTAATCAAGCATTAAAAACAAAAGAAATAGAACGTCAGCAGGATATAGATGCTGCAAAACTAGCAGATGAACTACGATATAATCAAATTCCTAACTGGAAAACTGAAGATCTGAATACTAAGGGTTTGACTGACTATTTAAAAAATACACATCAGTTTGATAAGCCAATCGAATATTCTAAAAATAAAGATATTAATAAATCTGCAAATACACGGTTAAAACTTAAAAGACAAGGAATTATAGGATCTGCTTTATCAGATATTAATGTTGAAAGAAAATTCCGTCTTGAACAAGAATTGGAAATAGGTCGTGCAGATGCATTGTCTGAGTTTCTTATTCATTCCTTAAAAGGAGAAATACCTTGGCAAAAGGTCGCAGAGAATGAACTTGCTCGTTATTCGGAAAGATTTACTCCTTTTGTTAATCAGAATTTAATTGAGAAAGATCTTATTAAAAATTATGCAAAGGGACTTGTTAATTCTATGGCTTTGGGACAAGCAGAAATGGATTATAACAAAAACCCAAAAGCATTTAGTGCACTGACTCTTGAACAAGTGTTGAAAAAATATTCATATGATAAACAAGATATAAAAGGAAATGCACTTGCTGACAAATTAGTACAAATATGGTCAAGAGAACAAGAAGTATCTAAAAATACAGCATCTACTATTGTTGATACTGTTATCAAGACAACAGAACCATACTTATTAAAACAAAGAATCCAGGACAAAACAGGGGATTTCTATCAATGGTATAACGTGTTAGATAGTGAATCCAAAATACTTGTGGATCAAAGGATTAAAGCTGCAGTTAGAAATTATAATAGTACTTTGGCATTAGGTACATTAAAAGATGATATGGCAACCAAAGAAAGTATGTATAAAAAATATATTAAGGTTGTTGATGGTAAAGTCATCCCTAACCAAATAAAGCTTAAGCAAGATTTCCCTTCTGATGTTTCAAAAGTTAGATCTATTGTAGAAAATGCTATTCAGGAAAAGAAAAATTCAGAACAGGAAACCCGTTTATTAAATGCTAGTAGAATAGAAAGCAATTTCAAGTTAGGGAGATTAACGTATGAGAAAGCAAAACAACAAATAGAAGCAGAAAATCTTCATCCACAAGATCGACTGAATCTGAATTACTTGATTGAAGAAACACGTAATTCGGAAAATGAGAATTCTGCTGCACGATCTGCAGAATATTTTCTAAGTACACCTAATAAACAGGATGAATTTTTAAAATCGTATGAAAAGTATCGTGATACATCAGGGAAATTGAAAGATCCTGAAACAAAGATTACAGATGATATGACTCCGTTGGAACAAAATATTGTATCTATGTCGGATGCATCTGCAGCACGGCTGCTTCAAAAAGCAACAGGAGAAGTGAATGAAATAGTGAGGACAGGACACATTGGAGAAGTCAATAATCTAGCTGCTGATGTAAGAACCTCTAATGAAGTGAAAAAACTTAGAGTAGCTTTAAAATCCCATAAGTATCTATCAAAAAATGATAAAACTGCTTTAGATACTCAGCTTGGCAATTTGGAAAGAGTATACATAGAAAAAGAAGCAGCAGATACAGAAAGATCTATAGCTAAAAAGGATTCTCAGAGGAAAGCAGAAATATCTGGACAGATTCAAACAGCAGAGAATTTGGATCAGTTGCCTACTGATGAAGAAATAGATGCAGATACGGCTCTTTCTACATTATCTAAAACATTTATTAAAACGAATAGATTGCTTGCTGAAAAAGCAATCACTCTTTCTGATAATGATGAACGGACGAAAGGGTTAATATCAAAATTCCTGTTAAAAGCAGCACGAATAAGACCAGAAGAACATGCAGAGTTATACAGCAATATAATTGCTGATATACAATCTCTTAATCTTGAACAACATGAAAAAGATGATTTAACAAGAATACTAACTGACGCAAGAACAGTTCATTCTTCACATTATGAAGCAGAACGTGAGAAAGAGAATAGGAATCAAAAAGCTCTGAATGCAGAAAAGATTAGTAGTTTTATTAAGTTGCAAGATGATCCGAATAAGATTATACAGCTTCTGCAAATGTTAGAGGTAGGTGATGCAGTAAAGATTGGTTATGCAGATCTAGGAACAGAAGAATCGGTTGATCTATCCATCAGGGAAGATAATCAACCAGGAGGTCTTAGCAAGATGGGTAAAGAGCTTTTGAATACTCAAGCAAGATTGAAAGCTTTAGAACTAGAGACTAATGCAAGTAAACCAGATCCGCAAAATCTTGAGGAACAACAATTTTTTGACAGAATAGACCGAATTATTAAGACAGGTAAATCTAGTAAAGAAATGTCAGATGCTATAAAAGAGATTGATACTTATACCAAAGCCAAAAAGGATGCTGGCAGTAAATACAAACCATGGCTATCGAGATTAAAAACATCAGCATTACAAGCTAGGGATCATTGGTTCAATCAGGAAGATTGGTCAAAACTGACACGTAGATTAAATACATTAGAGGGTGCTCAAGAATTACTTCAAAAGGGTGAGAGCATTTTAGGCTCAACAGGCATATATAAGCATATTGCACCTATAAATTGGTTGAAAATCCAGAAAGGTGCTCATGATACTGTTGATAGATTTACACCTGATCCTGTAGAAAATGTGGACGCTGAATTAAATAAATATGCTCGTTATCTCATCAATGAGACCTTTTTCACAAAGAATACAATACGAGATCCTTTACAAATGGAGGATCATGAAAAACATACATTAGAAACACGTTTAGGTGTAAATATTCAGCAGTTTAAGGATTTAGATATATTTTCTAATATAATCCAACTTCAAGCACTTAAAACGATAAGGCTGACAGATCCTTCTTTAATCAGAAGCCAAATGAATGATCTAGATCAAGTTGCAAAAGGGAATCGACATAAAATGCTTATTCTCAATATGTGGAAAGATCTTGCAGAAGATAGAATAGCAAGTTTGTCGCCTGATAATCGTGGAGCGACACTTTTCATAGATGCTTATATAGAAAATCAAAACCACGGAGAAGCAAATCCTGAAGATCCGAATATTACAAATATAGGTTCTAAAAGATGGATACCAGCTCAGAAAATAAGAGTGATTGATGGGGATACTATAGAAGTTTTAGGTGAGGATGGTGTTTATAGGAGTGTTCGTTTTGGAGGGATTAACACAAAAGAAATGGTTACTCCTACCTCTGGTCCAGGTTTAGCAGCGAAACAAGCTTTAGCAGATTATTTCAAAAAACCAGGATTTCAAGTACGTATTATAAAGGCTCCTAAAGGACATTATGGTAGAGATGTAGGATGGATATGGACTAATGAAAATCAGTTATTAAATGCAGTCATGGTAGATAGAAATTTCTCACCAATCATAGACTTTAACGGAGTTGGAACATTCGATACAATAATGAGGGCAAATGAGTCCAGATGATCTAACAATTAGGAATCTTGCAACAATAATCAACGAAGATCCACGTTCGTTGGATATATTACGAAATGTCTACAAACAAGATGGGACTTTTCTTCATAAAGGGTTCTGGGATTCTGCAATACAAGAACTGACTGCAAAAGGAACTACAAAAGATAATTATGATTATGTGTTAAACCCTGTAGAACATACATTTGGTAAACAAGGAACAGATGTCGCAGATATATTTATGGAGCAATTGGAGAACAATTTACGTGAAACACATCCGTCAGTGTATGCAACTGCTCAGATTTGGCATCAAATCGATCCTGAAACAAAGTTAATGATTTTAGAGTCTCGATCAACTGATACGATTAAATCAGATACGTTAAATGAAGAACGAGTTCTGGACAGGATTAATAGAAGACCAACCAGTTATCATCTTCTTAGAGAAAGAGGAGATCGGCAAAAGCAACGGGATCTGGTACAGTCGGTCGCATCTACAAGCCCTTTGGCAACTAGGAATGCTGATTTAGCTATAGACGAAACAATATCTAGATTTTATGGGAAAGATTTAGTCGGGTATGATTCCAATACTGGGGAGTATTTAGGAATACCTAGAAACCATTTAACATCAAAATATGGTGTAGACGGGGATCAAGTGGTTTTTGGTGGGCAACGTAACACAATTGAGAAGTTTGAAAAACATGGATATAAAGGATTAACTCTGCATTACGAACCTGGAAGTAACGAAATTCCAGCATATTTATCCAAACAAGGATATAGCGAAGAGATATTCCTGAGAGAATGTTTCCGAGGAGGTGGTTCATATCGTTGTGTTACTACTAATTCTGCTGATACAGAAAATTGGGAAATAGCTATTATCCAATATACACCTGAACCTCAAGATCAGAGATGGTGGTTCTTGCCAACAGAATGGTATCCGAATAAAATCAAAGGATATGTACGAGGACCAGATGGGAACAAGCTAACTACATCCCATGAGGAAGGGATAAAGATGGCTTTAACAGATGAAATCGTTAGCGGTATTTACCAAATGCGAAAAGCAGCTAGTAATTTTGCAACAAAAACATCTTCAACAGGAACTTGGGATACTGGATGGGACCAAATGTTGGAATGGTATAAGGAATACAATAATCCTTCTAAAATGGATACAGACCCACAACAATCCAATGCATGGTGGTCCCCATTGGTTGATATGGAAGAATTTAGTCATGCTCAAGTAGATTATGTTTTAAAGCCTTTAATAGAACATTTCGCTAATCAAATGGGTATCAGACCCAGTAATGAAGAACTTCAAGAGTATTTTGGCGATGAATTGGCAAAGCATGGAGGAATGTTTACTCAATTACGTCAATATTTGAAAAAGGATTGGAGTTTTGGTTTCTTGACAGATCAGGAAATAGAAGATAGGAAATTAAAAATAGATCATACTGATTTACCTGATTTACCTGAAGGATTTTATGAATCTGATCCTGTTCAATGGTGGAATGAATTCAGGAACATAAGACCCGATTCATGATAAGACAAAGACATAGATATGCTAGACCAGATATCTTCACAAAAGGACTGAATCGATTTACTCCAAGTCCTTATGGAGTCTTTTTTGAGTCTGCCAAAATGGGACTTGTTGAAAGTCCAATGTATCAGGGTATTGAGTTAGTAGAATATATGCTCCAAAAATATTTATCTGAACCTATTAGACAAGACCAGTTTGAATCTGCTACTGAAGGTTTAAATATCCAATATGAAGAAGGGATGACAATAGGTCAATTAGATCTCTTAAAAAAAACACATGAACGAGACAGAGCATATAGTTGGTTTACAAGAAATGTGGGACCATGGGAACCATCAAGAATAGGTGGATTTGTAGGGTCTGGGGTCTTAGATCCATTAGTTGCTATCCCTTTTGGAGGAATGGTAGCTCGTATGGGGGCAACAGCAAAAGCAGTAAATGCAGGAGTCCATACAAATTTTGCTAGTAAAATGTTTAAGCCAATTGGAGATGTGGCTTCTGTAGGTGCTGAAGCAGGGATGTATGCAGTACTAGCAGAAAGCATTATTTGGCCTAAAAAACGAATTATGCAACAACCATGGGGTGTTACAGAGGTTCTGGCAGATGTTGGGTTTTCTATAGCTGCTGGTTCATCATTAGCTGCATTTGCCAAAATTGCACCAGTAGTGGTAAAGGCTCCGTTTAAATGGAGAGCAGGAGCATTAACAAAGGTATCCAAAGACATTGGCGATGGCGAACTAGGATCGGTTATGCCTAATGACTATAATCCTAGAGATCCTAATAATCCATTCCAACCAGCAGGACCACGGTATCCTGAACATGGTATTGAACCTTCCAGTATAGCAAGACAAGCATCAGAAGATGCTAATAGGAGATTATCATGGGCTAAAAGGGAAGGAGATGCTGCTCGTGCTAATGAAACTGTTGAACTTTTTGAAGAAGGATTGGGAACTGCAATAGACAGTGTGGTTACTCCAGAATTTCAAAGCAAATTAGTCAATTTCACAGGATCAGTAGTCAATAGAACAGCAGATGAGTTTGAAAAGATTGTTAATTATGCAGCAAGTTGTTGGAGAAAAGGACAATGAGTATTTGTGCAAGCAATCTAGCAAAGAAGTTTAAGATCAGTTTTGATGAAGCTGCAGATGTTTTAGATGCTATAAAAGATGTTAGTCTAGATAAACTCACTGCACTTGGTCCTGAAGCTGCAAAACGACAAGCCTTCCGTCTTCATTCAACACAAGTAGCCAGGAATTATTTAACATCCAGAATACCATTCTTTAAGAATCTTATGTCTGGGTCAGGAAATGAAGTCTATGACAAGATTTACAATTTCTTAGTGAATGTTGCAAAGGATCAGGACACCCGTAAGTCAAACCGTGTAGGAAGAATCATGAACCACCTTCCATTTGAAAGGAAGTTATTCAGTAGGAAGATCAATGACAAAGGATTCCAGGAGGCAACTGTAGAAGAAATGCTGCCTTTTACAGGAAAACAAAAGAGTGATAATTCAGAAGCTTTTGCATTCAGTGAACAAAGTTTCCATGAAAAGAAGGCACAAGTAGGAGAAGCAAACCAATATGGAGCAGCAATGCTCTGGAGGGATGATCATCTTACACAGCAGTGGCATGATCCAATACGGATTAAATCCATCAAGGAAGGTGATTGGGTTGATTTCATACATGGACACTTAGATTTAGATAAATCATTTGATGTACGTGGGAATCTATTGTCTGCCTTAACAGAGAATGGGCAGAAGAGATATTTACGAGGTGTATATAAAGCACTTACTGAGAGTGCTGACGAATTTGATTGGTCTGGGAATATAATGAATAAGTCTCTTGGGAAAAGACTCCAATTGAGTAGACATCTTCAATTAAAAGATAAAGCATCATGGCTTGCATACAATAAACGATTTGGACATGAAAATCCTGTTGAGGCTATGTTATCGGGTATGGATGTTATGGATGATAGAGTTGTTCTTCTGAAAGCTTTTGGTAGTAATCCCAAAGAAGCTTTCAATTATCTGAAACGAAGAATGTCAGGAGAGAAGGTTTATATAGATAAGGCAGGGATTGTACGTGAATGGAAACAATCTGATTTAATGGACCTAGAGGGTCAATGGAGAGCATATGGGCATGATAAGCACCCTGACAGCTTAGACAGTGCAAAAGTCGCAGCATTGGAGCCTGATGCACAATTGAAGGTAGTATATGCCAAATCAAAATGGAATGAGATGGTGGAAAATGCTGATGCAGCAAAAGCAAAACCTGTGAAATTAAATCTGAAACAACGTGATGATTTGAATTCTATGTGGAAACAGGTATCAGGAGAGTCCTATGTGGTAGGTCGGCCTTCAATAGCCAAATTCATGAGGGGGATGCAGTCATGGTTGATAACAACAACGATGGGTAAATCCATGGTTTCATCATTTGGGGATTTTGCTTCAGTTGCTGTTAATCTTCACAGTCATGGCAGGGGGTTCTTAGGAGCCTATGGAGACATAATAGACGGACTACGTAGTCGTTTGGATGGAATTAAGACTAAAGCAGAAAGAGAATATGTCTTAAATCATATGAATGTCGCTTTAGAAGGATTGCTTCATACAACACATAGTAGATTCGCATTAGGAGAACGGTGGAATCGTGCTGCACAAAGGATGTTTGATCTGAGTGGTCTGAATTGGTGGACTAACATGTGGAAGGAAGTATGGGGTAGGTCTATGTCAATGCATCTTGCTCATAAAATGAATACAAAGTGGGCAGATCTTGATCCATTATTGAAGAAAACACTGAAGGAACATAGATTCCAGGAACGAGATTGGGTTGAATTACAATCTGCAGGTTCCTTTTCTTTGAAAGAAAGAGTTAAAAATGATCCTAAGTATAAGAATGCTGATGTAGGAAGTGAAAGGTTTATCACCTCTGATTGGGTTATGGAACGTATTCCAGGGAAGAAGGGGGAACGTCTAGGGTTCATGCTAGATAGGTTCTATCAAAATGAAGCACGATTGGCTGTTCCAACACCTGATGCTACAGACCGTGCATTTATGATGAGAACCTTTCAGAGAGGAACTGTACCTGCAGTAGTTGCACAAATGATCTTTACATTTCGTTCACATCCAGTAGTAATGGGACGGAAAGTACTGCCACGTATGTGGGAAATGGGACTTCCAAGCTTGCTACACCTCACTCCAATGATTGGAGTAGGATATGCTTCGCTTGCAGTAAAAGACTTGATTAAAGGAAAGGAACCTAGAAGACCAGATGACCTTGAAACAGTATTACAGTCGATAGTACAAAGTGGGTTTGGTGCAGGTATTGGTGACTTTTTACTTGAAGAGGTTGGTAGACATCATTCATCCTTTGATGAAACTCTACTTGGTCCACATTACGAATTCTTTAAGGACGTTGCATCGCTAGGTAAGGGACTGGCGACTGGGCAGGACGGTGCTGCTGATGCATGGAACATGATAAGGGAACGGACTCCGTTCATGAACCTGTTCTATACTGAATTAGCATACAATTACTTGGTCCACTATCAGGTAATGGAAACACTGCAACCTGGATATACCCAGATGGTTGAGAACTGGAGCAAAGGTGTTGATCAACAACAGTATATTGATGCCTTACGTCCAACCAATTTTGTCTCTCATGGAGGTCCATTCCGATGATCACTAGCGAATCCAACCGTACATCTTATACCCAAACTGGGACAGCTACAACATCCACAGAATTTGATACTCCTGCTCCTATTTATGCGACAAGTGATGTAGAAGTTTATGTCAATGGTGCTAAAAAGGCATTAACTACAAATTATACTGTCACAATAGATCCATCGGATAATACTGCGAATGTTAAATTCGTGTCAGGTAGTCTTCCTGTAGATTCAGATGTTATTACAATTGTTAGAGCATTGCCCTACTTGCAGGGGCAGAATTTTATCAATAATGATGCATTAGATATCGAAAATGTAGAGACAGGACTAGATAAAATAACTGTAATGACACAGCAGTTAGCAGATGGTAAGGATTATTCATTCAAGTTTGCCAAAGAATTGGCTACTGCAGAATTCAATGATGATCCTGTACTTGGAACTAACTTTGAAAATCGCCAGGATAGAGCAACAACACTTTCAGCAACCAAAACAACAAGAGCAAACAAATATGTAGGATTTGATGAAAATGGTGATATATCGGTATCAGGAGATATAGGAATTTATAGAGGAGATTGGGTTACAGGAACAGCATATGTAGTAAAGGATCTTGTTAAACAGAATAGTGATAGTGATTCCGTAACAAAGAGTAATATATATATATGTACCGCTAAGCATGATTCAACAGGTTCTTATTTAACCGAGAATGATACAGCAAATTGGACGTTATTATTGGATGTTGCAACTGCAACTGGAGGTATTGAAGAGTCTAAAGCTTGGGCAACTAAAGTTGATGGGATTGTTAGTGCATCTACAGGAGCGGATGATTTTTCCAGTAAAGCTTATGCCATAGGTGGTACAGGTGTAGATAATGTTGCTGGATCTGCTAAAGATTGGGCAATTGAAACGGGTTCTACTCCATCAAGTACTGCAACAGATGCAAGTGCTAAAGAATGGGCTATTGGTTCTTCTTCTCATAAATCTGAATATTCCGCTAAGGAATATGCGACTGGTGATGAAACAGCTAGTGGAGGATCAGCAAAGGCATGGGCGGTTGATGGATCAAGTCCTGATGGTACAAGTGAAAAGTCTGCTAAAACATTAGCTGGAGAATCAGCAACCTCTGCTACCGCCTCTGCAACTTCTGCAACTGCTTCTGCTACGAGTGCTACTGCATCAGCAACAAGTGCAACAGCATCAGCCACTTCAGCTACGGCTTCTGAAACTGCTAAAATAGCATCGGAATTAGCATTAGACACTTTCGATGATAGGTTTTTAGGTGCTAAGAGTTCTGCACCAACAGTAGATAATGATGGTAATGCTATTATAGAGGGTGCTCTTTACTGGCATTCAACATCTAAGAAGTTATATGTGTGGAATGACACAAGTAATACATGGGTAACATTAACGGCCGCCGCAGATGCTAATAGTATTACTGGTGCAAATACAATTACATCTTCAGATGGGAATGATCTTACTTTAGCAACAAATG